GAATTAAAATTATTTTGATATACAGGTTTTATTTTAGGAAATTTACCATCAATAAACTCGTATTCAGTTTCTTTACCTACTACAAACTTATCTTGCTCTCGTTTTATTGATGAATATTGCCCAACATCTCCATTTTCCATTTCAACTTCAAACTTGAAATATATTACATCAGGCTTGTCTTTTGGCGACCAAGTGCCACCACCTTGTACGTTTGTTACTTTACTTTTTTTAATCATTTTATTTTATTTATTTGTTTACTAATTTATAGGTATTAGTATTAACCTCATATTTTCTGTTTGTAAAAACCATTCAGGCAAAGATATATTTATTTCTTTGACATCTTCAGAATGAATATTTATGTCTTTTATACTATTTACTCTTATTATCTTTTTAGGTATCCAAGTATTCCATTTTTTATTCCTATTTATAAACTCTATACATATAGCTTTAGGGGATGTAGCTGAAATTTTAGACATTGGGTAGCCTTCTATTACTATTCTATCTTTAAACTCCATTAATAATTCCATTGTATATGTAGCAATATAGAAGATATAGAAAAGACTGTAAGACCTGTAATAATTAGCCAAGTTGGTATGCTATCAATAGGTCTTATTTTCTGCGAATCATAATCTCCATACATATTACGTTTGCCATACTTACTCCAATTTGACATCTGTTTTTTAGAGTGAGAAAAGAATATATCTTTTTCATCTTTATTCATAATTTGAATATTTCCTGAGTTAATGTTTTTTATTTTATACATTTCTATTTTTTTAAATTAATTACGAAGCAAAGATATAAAATATTTTGATTCCTAACAAAATGATAAACAAAGTTATTAACAATAAGTATGTTAAGAAGAAGATTATAAGGAGAAAAGTAAGACTATTATTATAAGTAATAAATAAAATAAAAATAGCTTTGTAGAGTCTTGTAGCTTCATTATAAAGGCATAGGTTCTAAAATAGGTAGTCGTCCATTATCTAAAATAACGCCTACTGCTACAATAGGCTTTTTAGTAAAGTTTTTTGCATAATTTGCAGCGTATGAATTAGCATCGAAAGCAGCTCCTAACTGCATAGACCATAATAAGCTATCTTGATTAGCGTGATAGATTATGCTCGTTTCTGTATGTATATGACCTTGCACTATTCGAGTATTCCAATTAATAGCTCTATTGATTGCTCCATTCCTTCCTGAGCTTCCTGTTCCGTGCAAGTACATAACTCCATCTATATTGAACTTATCTGCCCATATCCATCCTGGAGTATTCAAAACATCGTTAAAGTCTTTCAACCAAGCCTTAGAAAGTCCTGAAGCTACAAGCTTTCGAGAGATGATAGCATCGTGATTACCTATACATACAGTAGCTTTTGGCCATTCCCTCCAAAAAGGCTCTATTTGTTTAATAGCTAAAGTAAGTTCATCGCCAGCACTTTTTCCGTCAGGACAAATCTCGTGAAAGCTGGAAAATGAATTATCCAGACAGTCTCCTGTTAAATGTACAGTATTACAATTATATTTGTGATAGATTTCTTTGCAATGCTCAAAGAATCCAGGTTCTATAAAAGGAGCGTGAAGGTCAGGGATGACCAACACTCTCCTCTCATTTTTAGACCTCAGTCTTTTGATTACATCAATTTCGTGAGGTTTAAGCCTGTATCTATTATTTCTTAGACTTTCCAAAATCTGCAAATGATTGTCCTAATAGCATTCCAAGTAAACTGAACCAAATCTTAGATACTGCTTCTTCATCTACCCCCATAGCACCTGCGATTAAAGGTACGACAATAGAACTGATTCCGAGCCATACTTTTTTAGACATTAATAGTTTAGTGATAATAAATTCTTTCATTTTTTTGTTTTTAATTAATATTCAAATTTAGTGGCTTAATATAGCCATATAACTTCTTCATCTTTGTTCTTATCAACATCGCAATGTATAAAAGTCTTTGCAATTCCAAATCTAGATATTCCTACTTCCATTAATGCTTGTAGTGTTAAATACCTTTCTCTACTACCTTTGTAGCCTATATCAACAGCTAATCCTTTTTTGTGGCTTGATCCTACTCTACCACCAATTAATGTATTATGAGTTACTGTTCTATATCCTGAATTGATTTTAAATGGTATTCCTGCAATACCTCTAGCAGTATCTAATCTTCTTATAAAGTCTTTATCCATTCTATACCCTGAACCTTCTTCATCAGGGCTATCAAATTCCGTAATAGTAAAATATTTTAAATCCAATTTAGATGGAATAGATTGCGTATATTTTTGCTCCTTCAACTTCTCTAATAAACTTTTTAAACACTTTATCATCTTTTATAAGTTCTTTTTTATATTTTGGATTTTTACTGTTTAGTTTTCTTTTTTTAGGCATCGTCTTTAAATTTTATAAACTTATAAATCGTAAAACATATCGCTAATACTAGCGAAATAAGAGTTAAGTACGCATTGCAATCAGTAATACTGAATCCAATACCTACACCATTAGCGAGCCCTACTTGTAGCGTGTCTTTTAGGTCTGTCATTTTTTATTGTTTTTTTATCCAAGTAAGACTTTAGCTTAGTTATATTAGTTTTTTTCGGTTTGTAGTATTTCTTCATTATGAGTAATCAGAAGCATTTAAAAAGTTCCTTAATGTGAGCTCAGATCCCTGTCTTGGTCTTTCTAAATTCATACCATTGTAATAGGCGTTAGGATCAGGCTGTACATCTGCTCCTGTATTTGTCGAAAATTCAGGAAAGCTACCTATATTATTTCTTACATACTCTATCATCCTCTCACGATAGTACGAAGCTGTATTTAAAATTTCTTCCTTTAAATGTTGGGCTTCTTCAGTAGTAAGAGATGTGCCTGTTTCAGAGGTTTTGGAATAAATATTCCCTGCCTCGATTTTGAAACGAAGGTACACTAGAGCGTGAGCGAGAGCATATCCTGGCAACATATCGCCAATATAATCGTCTACTAAAGTCTTATATGCTTCATTACCTACATTCCCTAAAGTTCCTGCTGTAATTAAGTCTTTCAATTTTTGCGTTAAGTCAGTCCCTAGCGATGTCTCAACATAAAGCTTTTGTGCCTCTCGTATAAAAGGGAGTAATATTTCACTTGAAACATTTAAGTTTACTGCTGTGCTATCTTTTAATTTAGCTTCTGATATAAATAATACGTATGCCATAGTTATCTAGGTTTTAAAAATCCGTTGTTTTTCATTGTTTTTGGTGGCTTTGCAACTAATACATTATTTTTTTTCGCAGTAAATCCTTCAGACCTCGCTTTAGTATATCCAATTAAATCAGCATCTTCTATTTTAGTAGTTTTAGATTCTCCTATTGTAGTCTTAAAAATTTGTCGCAACCAAAAATGATGACAATTACCACCCCCTTTGTAAAGCTCTAACTTATTAGTATTCAACGAGTTACAGCATTCTTCTTGTTGGTCTGCTAACCATATAGAGTAAGTATTAGCGCCTCGAGCTCCCCATCCTGGATTGACTACTTTCTTCCCCATATTAATTATGTCTTCTTTTCTATAAATTTTTCCGTTCCTTGAAGCTGCCATCATAATTTTACAAAACTCTCTAGTTTCTCCTTCTTGACTTAAAAAGTTGTCTTTTGTATAAACGTATCTTACTCTAAAATAATCATAAGTTTTTTTAGATATTCCATCTTGTTCTGATTTTCTGCTTGGTATTGCTCTACCTGTCGAAGCTAACTCTGTTTTTTCATTAGCTATTTCATTTAATGTTTCTTCAAAATTAAAATCTGTATGCTCTCCATCAGCCTTTTCTTCTTCTACTAATTCCCATTCTTCGTTTATGTCTTCGCCAAATTCTTCAATAAACTTAGATAGCTCCGTTGCTGCTGAATGGTCTTTACAAGCCATATAAGCCGTTCTGCCTTCATATTCGTGCTCGTGATACCCTTCACACCCTAAAGTCTTTGCGTGAGCCTCAGCCTCTTCTATTGTATCAAAAACAGGCTTTCCATCTATATTACCAACTTTGCTGAAATCTTCTCTAACTTCTACATCTAACGGAGCGAGCCCTAATTCGTCTCTTATCTCAGTCTCAGTCATCACGGCCTTCAAGTCTTCGCTTGTAAATTCTAAAGTGATTGGTTTTAATTGAACAAAATTAACAGGCATATCCATATCATTTACTTTGAATATTTTTCTAAGTTCTTTTACGATATGATCTTGGTAGACTTTTACGACAGTATTTAAGTAAAAATTACTGGCTGCATTCAATTCGTCTACATTAGAACCTAATCCTGTATCGTTTTTAATTCCCATAAGCATAGGAGAAGTTACACGATGTCCTGTAAGTATGTTTTGAACTAAAAGTTCTTGTAAAGCTAAATATTGTTTATCAGCATCACTCATACTTATAGGAGTGATTTCAGGAGTTCTAGTTCTATCGTCTGAGAATGTAAGTACGAATCTACCTGCTGCCTTTTCTCCAGTAAATTTCTGAGCAATACTTTGTTCTATTTGATGACGCTCTTCAGAAGTCGGAACTCCATTTGCGAAACTGATAAAAAACGAGCCAGCAAAACCATTTGATATATTAGATAAATGATACTCTGCAACCTTTTGGTCTACTAAAGCCCAGTTATTAGCTGCAACGTAATCAGGAGTATGATAACAATTCATATTAGGACTATAAAGCCCTGAATATAGTATTTGATTTGCACAAGTTCTGTCATTAGAATTAAAAGCTGGCACTCTATGAGGTTTATTAGTTCTTGTATTAGACCAATCAGAAGATATATAGTAACCTGTTACTCTTCCCATTTCGTTAGGCTTCTCAGCTCTTATCTTTTCAACAGGTATATGATATATCTCTGCTATCTGCGTTCTGTCCTTAGACCACACTATATTGAGTGCGAAAGCACCTTGTAGTTTAAAGTCAAAAGATATTTTTTTAATTACTTCGTGGAGGCTTTCATTAGAGTTAGCCCTGTCCATAAAATGCTGTAATTTAATTCTAGCATCTAAAGATCTATCTTCTTCGTTTTCTATTACTAAATTTTCTGCTGCGATCATATCGCTAGTTGCATTAATAATAGCAGCCTGAGTAGAACTATTATAATATAAATCAATTAAGAACTGAGGATATAAGTTATTCCAATTTTCTGTTCCGTAACTTATCCAATTTTTACCCCTCTCTTCTACTACTTGGGGAGCTGTATCAGTTTCTAAAGAAATGTTAATTAAAGTATCTTTCATATTTTATTTTTTAAGGTACATCAGTTACAATATCTCCACTAGCCATTCCTGTCATTGTTCCATCATTACTATTTGAGCTTTGATCTACAATAGTTGGATAAGCACCAGTTCCAGTTGGATCACCATTTCGCCACCATCCTATTAAGTAATCAAGTCCTGAAATATCATTAGGAACACCACTATTATAAATAGAAGCAATAACAGATCCGTGCAAGGCATTATCAAATATAGCTACTTCATCTATTCTGCCTACATAAGAAGAGTTTGCTAAAGCCATTTTTGCATTAGTATTAATAGAAGCACTCCAAGTTCCAGTTGAAGCATAGGTAGCATTACCTAGAGCTAGAGAATATGGAACACCATCAACAAAAGCTACAAAAGATGAAGAAGTAGAACCTAAATTATAGGTTACTGCAACGTGATGCCAACCAGTACCTGTAAGATTGACGATATCTGTTACTATATTTTGATTTATACCATTAGAATCATTTCCAAATATTTGCAGTTCAAGCCTATCCCCTTTACCTACTTTTAAAATCCATTCTTTACCTAGCCCATCATATTTAGATAATATAGTTTTATTAGAAGCATCAGGTCTTATCCAAGCGCTCCAAGTCATACCTCTGTTGGCTCCTGAATCATTTATAGTAAATACATCTTTATCTAAAAATTGCACATAGTTACTACCATCAAATTCTAAAGAATAAAGATTTTCAAAACTTGCACTTGGAGCATTAGAACCCCCTAGCATTTGTCCTAATTTTAAAATCTTCATTATATTACCTGATCATAATAGCACAAAGCTAAACCGCTTGACATAGTTAAGGTATTAACATTTAAAAATAATGTCGTTCCTGCTGGGTAAGTTGTTCTAAGGTCTTGCACTGCACTACCTGTAGCTGTTGTTACATTAGCAGCAGTAATTGCAGTAACTACTGATTCTAAAGGAAAATGAATACAATAATAGTCTTTACCAGTCATTGCTGTAGTCGTTACTACATCACATCTATTTTTTCCTAATTGCTCTGTTAATAATTGTTGTACGTTTTCTATTGCCATTTTTTTTTATTTTATTGTCCGTAATATATATAATTTGTTTCGCTTGGTTCTGTATGCTGAGTATATTGTACTTGTTGAGTTCCATCCACGTCTACTAGATACATCGTTCCTTTAGTACAAAGCCCCATCACTACACCATTATTATCGTTAGCTGGTAGAACATCTGTTTCTGTTACTGGAGCTTTCTCTTCGGCAACACTTACAGTTCCATTCCAAGCCACTTCATAAACTTCGTAAGTATAACTACCTGCCATTTTGAAACTTGTTTCTCCATTAAAAACACTACTAGAGTCCAAAGTAGCTGCATAATCAAAAGCAATATGAGTATATCTATCAGTTATTGCAGCAGAGCCTCCTTTATTGTAAGCGTATTGAACTGAATTATCCATATCGCTTTTAAACTTAAATAGAAGTCTGATTTGAGATTTTGGTACTGGCAAGCCTATCTTAGAAAGCGAAGCTGGTGGAGAATAAAGATTATAAATTCTATTATCTTCAGTTACTACATATCCATTTGCCTTTGTATCAATATTAGACTTGGTGTTAGCTTGTATCATATTATATAATATAAAAAGTCTGTATTTATTTGCTTATACAAAAAAAGAGCAACCGAAGCTGCCCTTTCTTATGATGAACGCTAGACGAATCTATATATGGTCGAACCATACCACCCTCATCAAGCTATTAATAAACTACAAAGTATATTAAGCTGTTACCATTGTTCCCATCGTAAACCCTCCGTTGTCGAATGGTGTTGAAGAGTAATCTGCAACCATTTGGAAAGGTTCATTTTCTAATCCGTCAAATGTAAGAGTGTAACCTCCTCTATCTCCCCAAGCAGCGCCTGAGTCCATAGTACCAGCGTTAAGCTCCATACCATTTAATCTACCTAAACAAACTACAACATTGTGCCCATTAGAGGCTAATGTTGCGTTCAATTCTGCAAATATAATAGTCTTAGTTGCTCCTAATAATTTTATTTGATTTTGGTCTTCTTTTGTAAGTCTGTTTAGTATGATATTTATTGTTGGAGTATAGAAAATACTGCCTGTATCTCTCGATCCAGTTATAGTATCTGTAAGACTAGCAACACCTAAAGGGGTAGTATAACGATATAATGGATTAGATCCCATTTCTATATCAGTTACCTCTCCACCTGAAGCTGGAATTGAAGTTACTTGATCATATACTGCAAAATAAATGTTTTTAATACCTCCAGAGACTCTATTACAGTCTAACCCTCTTCCTTTTGTTAATAATCCGCAAGCCATAAGTGATTGATTTTTAAGTTGTTATAAAGATGGAGGGCTTTGACACCCTCCTTCTCTGTTTTAATTTATTAAGACTGTCTTACTATATCAGCACCTACTCCAGTTTGTACACCTGCAGAGTATCTTGCTACCATTCTAATATTGTCCGAACCATCTAACTGACTCATA